AGCGCAAGTCGGCAGAGCGCAAGTCGGCATTAGCCGAAACCGCTGCCTTTACACAAACGCGCATGCTTTCCGTATCAAACTCAAAAAGCACTTTCCCAGATATTTTGCATTTAATTTGCACTGTTTATCCTTTAAACAAGTCCCCGGAGGCCGAGGACAACACTTGGAGGAACTTATTGCCGCTTCTTCCTCACACTTGGGTAGCCCCATCAAGTGCGGCATGTGACCTGCTTCGCCCTTTCGGGTAAAAGACTACCGATGCTCTGGTGGGCGATCACGCCGATGTGTTCTTCGTTATGCGCCGCGAGGATTCCCACAGCGATTAACCCTTCACACCATCGGACGCTTTCGCCCATACCCTGGTAGGCTGGGATAAGTTCACACTAGGAAGAACAACACGGGTGAGGACTGAGTTTTGCGACTTAACATGACGCCTTTCGGCATTAAGTCAGTGACGGCTTACGGTTTCAGTCCTCACTCGTGTTGTGCCGTCTTTCCGGCTGTCATGTGCCCCACTGTTACACCTGTATTTCGTCGGCCAAAAATGTACTGCAACGACTTGCAGCCGAGGCTTAAACAGCTAGCCTTGTTACATTGACGCCGATGTTCCCCGATTACCGGGCCACCAGTTAAGGGAGGCGCACACGCCACCCGTCAATTCTGTGCCGTCTCTCCGGCTGTCAGTGCCGAATTCGATTCAGAGCAACTCTTGCCCCTTCACAGCCGTCGGCCCGGCGGCATCTTGAGCGGATACCGGAATCGAACCGGCCTTCTGGATTACACCGAGAAACCGGTTTTCCAGCGTGCGCCACTACACCTTTACCGCGATGAATCTGTGCTGCTATGCCGCTGCCGCAAGGCGATTTTTGATTGAGCGGCATCCGTCTTTAGAAAGCACAGTCAGTGATTTCATGAGCGCAGCATCGTTACGATCAGAGATGGACAACTCATATTCTTCCCAGAAGGAAATATCTAAGTCGTGCCGGTAAATACCTTCGTCTTCCATCGTCAGGCTGTGACCGCAGAAATTACGCATAGGGCCGGTCATAACGTCTCTCCTTATCTGTTGTCTGAATGGTGAATCTGTACTACTTCATACCGGCTGCATCTTCGTGATGCTCAAGAATCGGTAAACCGATTACGTCTAGGGCTGATGCGGTGATTTGCTGCCTTCCGTGCCGTTGTTGCTAACCGCGTTTAGTGCGGCATGGGGTAACGATACACGATTTTAAAATAAACGCAATACCCCCTTGCCAGATAATTTGATCTATGCTCTAATTCGTTATGGACAATCTGTTTAACAAGAAATTAGCCGAACAAGCGCGCAAACGTCGCACGATGTTTTACCGCTTGCATATCAATAAAAAGCTGAGCGCAACCGAATTGGCAAAACGCTACGGCATGAGCCGCCAGTGCATGAGCCTTATGCTGAATAGGGCTAAAGCAGAAAACGCTGATACATGAATCAGATCGAAATGACATTTACCGGGCGCGAGTTGGCAAAGGCCGGTGCCAAGCTGGCCGAAGATCACGCCGAGGCCGAGCACTTGGGGTGGAAGGATTTGGCGGATGGGTATTTGTTGGGGTTTCTGTCGCAGCACAAGGGCCGCTTTCTTGCCTAACAGGTGCGCGAATTCGCCTATGCAAGAGGTTTGCCGCGCCCGCCGTCTGAACGTAGCTGGGGCGGGGTAATGATGCGCGCCAGCAGCGAAGATAAAAAGATTATCAAGTGGGCCGGTAATGCGCAGGTGAGCAACAGGCGTGCTCATTGCGCTGTGGCAAGTCTTTGGATCGGGGTGATGTAGATGGCGCGCGCTAGAAACATAAAGCCTTCATTTTTTCAGGATGACAAGTTGGGCGAGCTTGATCCTTTATCTCGTTTGGCATTCATCGGTATGTGGACGGTGGCAGATTTCAAAGGCTGTATTGAGTTCCGCCCGAAGATGATGAAAGTTCAACTTCTGCCATACGACGAATGCGACATTGACGTGATCGTGAGTAATCTGGAGAAAGCCCGATTTATTCGGTACTACTCCGTACAAGGAAAACGATACATAAAAATCGTCAATTTCGAGAAGCACCAGAACCCACACAAGAACGAAAAAGAAGCCGGAAGCGATCTTCCTGATCACCAAGAAAATTATAATGAAAACAGCGTATTAGAAGAAATCGGGACAAAGCCCGATTTAATCGGAACCGATCGTGCTGATTCCCTCTTCCCTCTTCCTGATTCCCTTAACCCTCTTCCTGATTCCAGGAAGGCGCGCACAAGTGCGCTTGCCTGCCCCCCGGAAATCGATCAGCAAATTTGGGATGACTGGCTATCGCTACGAAAAGCAAAGCGAGCCCCTGTTACAGAAACGGTTTTAAACGCAGCCAAGACTGAGGCCGGGAAAGCTGGGATGACGTTAGAGGCGTTCTTGCAGGAATGGGTTAGCCGTGGATCGCAGGGGCTTAAAGCCGAATGGATAAAACCGCAAGGACGAACCCAAGCCCCATCAAAACTCGATGGCTACTTATCGAATTTCAAAGACAAGGATCGCGAAAATGAGCGAGACATTACCAGCACTGCCGTTAGATTGGGTTAAGAAAGTCTTTGCCAGGTTTAACGCTGTGTACGGGCCAGCGTTGATGCGCGGCACATGGGGCGATGGAGATTTATCCGAAACCTGGAACGTGTGGGCCTATGAATTGCGGAATTTTGGAAACCACGGGCAAGCAATTAAATATGCGCTTGAGCATTTGCCGACTGAATACCCGCCAAACTTGCTGGCATTCAAGTCGCTATGCCAAGAAGGGATGAGGCGCGAAGAAAAGCCATTGGCTTTGGAGCGCAAGCTAACGCATGAGGAAATCGAATTTGGGCGGATCAGAGCCGAGAATCTGGTCAAGCAGGTCAAGCAACCTAGCAACCACCGAAAATGGATTTATGACCTGCGCACCAGAATCAACCAAGGGCAAAGCGTAAGCGTAGAGGTTGAGCGAATCTTGCAAGATGCTGATCTAATCGAGAAAAACGAACACCCGGAAACGTATGCGGAGTATGCGCAATGAGCGACCCGTTCAAAATTGATTCTCCAACCTGCATCAGCTTTAGCGGTGGGCGAACGAGCGCCTACATGCTTTGGAGGGTATTGCAGAGCAATGGCGGATTGCCAGATGACGCGATTGTTTGCTTTGCCAACACCGGGAAAGAGGAAGAGGCCACGCTGAGGTTTGTGCAAGCGTGTAGTGATCGGTGGGATGTTCCAATAACTTGGATTGAATACCGTGATAACGAAGATCATCACATTGTGGTGGATTTTCAAACCGCAAGCCGAAATGGGGAGCCATTTGAGGCAATTATTCGTAAGAGAAACTACCTACCGAACCCTGTAACGAGGTTTTGCACTGTTGAATTGAAGATTCGCGCAATGAACAAGTACCTTAAAAAAATTGGATGGAATGAAACAGGGTGGGACTCAATGGTTGGTATTCGTGCCGATGAACAGCGCCGGGTAGCAAAGATTCGCGCAAGACCATCCCCTGACACAGTTAAGGCAATTATGACGTTGCCACTGGCTGATGCTGGCGTGACGGTTGATGACATTCAAGCATTTTGGGCTACGCAGCCGTTTAATCTTGAGTTGCCAACGTACAAAGGACGGACGCTGGCTGGAAACTGTGACCTGTGCTTTTTGAAACCAGCCGGTCAGGTGCTTTCGCTAATCAACGAGCGGCCCGAGCGTGCTTCATGGTGGGCAAGGATGGAGGCGTTGGCGTTGGCGTCGAAGCCGAGCGGGGCGGTATTCCGATCTGACCGAGCAAGCTATGCAGCCATGCAGCAAAACGCGGCGAATCAAGACGATGCTTTTGGCTATGAGGATGAGGCCATTGCGTGCTTCTGTGGAGATTAGCATGAGCGCCCTAGACACCATCAAAGCCGCAGCCGCCCGCGCCAGCCTGAAGTCCCGGCCAGCACAAAGGGAAGCTACCGCAGCCAAGGCCGAAGCAGCCGAGCAAGCCAAAACCCGCTTTGAGGATGATTTTGAATTAGTGGCGGCGCATTTCAGGCTGCGCGAGAACGGGGAATTTGACCAGGCGCTTGATGCGGCAAAGATGGACAAGGCCGGGGCCGTGCGGTGCTATGCCGCGATAGCCGCTAGCCTGCGCCGGGACAATACCGCTGCCGGTTTGACCGACCGCATAAAAGCCCGCATCGCCAACGAAGCAAGGGCGGCGGCGTGAAAACGTGCCATTTATTCGCGGGCGCAGGAGGGGGATTACTTGCAGACATCATTCTTGGGCACGAGCCAGTGCTTGCCGTCGAATTCGACAAAAACTGTTGCACCGTATTGCGAAACCACGTTGCCGATGGATGGTTCCCAGGCTTGCACGTGCATGAAGGGGATGCACGATTGTTTGATCCATCCGAGTGGGCGGGCCGAGTGGACGCAATCCATGCGGGCTTCCCTTGTCAGGATATTAGCGCAGCAGGCAAAGGCGCGGGAATTACAGGAACAAGAAGCGGCCTTGTTAGCGAAGTGTTCCGCGCAATTGACATTCTCAGACCTAGATTCGTCTTTCTCGAAAACTCTCCCCGAATCAGAACCAGGGGCAGGGATGTGGTTATCGGGGAATTGGTGGCGCGTGGATACGCTTGGCGCGACGGAATCATTGGGGCGGTTGATGTCGGAGCCAATCATCAGCGAGATAGATGGTTTTGTCTTGCTGCCAACGCTGACGGTTTGCGGGAATTACAACAGAAAGGGGGCGAGTGCGACATCGGGAGATGGGTTAATAACCTTGATCAAGCGGGGGTTGTTTCCGACTATGAGTGCATCGGACACGAGTTGCAGGAAACCACCAAAGAACTTTCACATCACCAAAACGGGGAGTGTGAAGCACATTGGCAAGGATGGAACTTACAGCCAAATCAGGCTATCGCAATTTCTGCAAATGCTGCCGACGCTCTGCGCACGGGATGCGAGGACGGTAGCGGGGTCTCAACCGCCGAAACGGAAAGAGACATCGGGCGACCCGTTAACGTGGTATCTGGGCAAAAACTTGGAACGGGAGCAAAGGCGTGGTTTGAAGTTGAGTGTAACGTGGAGCGCTTGGTTTATGGGGTGGCCGATAAATTGGTTCCGGGAGCGGTGAAAGCGTTAGGTAATGGGCAAGTTCCACTTCAAGCGGCTGCGGCTTATCTGTTGCTCGGAGGTATAGCAGCATGACCATGCCAACAGAAAAAATCATCCTGCGCCTGAAATACTGGAAAGAGCGCACTGAAGTTTATTCGTGCGAGGGGATTGCTTAATGCGCGGCGCTGTGGTGCTGAGTGGCTACGCAAGCCCGATGTACGATGACCTGTA